CATGCCTAATGCTCTAAGCATGGACATCGGTGTTGACTGTAACAACTTCATGCCCCTGTCTTTCAGCCAGATCGTAGACATCTTGGGTCAGAAGCGTCAGGATAAACCGAAGCACGTCATCGACCACCACGGAGTGTGGACCTTTCCTCCGAAGCGTGTAGTCAGTGGAGACTTGACGTGAGGCAGAATCCTAACCATAACGAGTGCCCTAAACTTATTCATCTGCTCATGCGATTGTGGGAAGAGGACAAGCGGTTTATACCTGATGGTGTGACCGGTTGGATGGCTGGTGAAAGACGCAGCACTCCTCCTGAGTGGCGTTGGACCGGTAGCAGCGATCAGACCGGTGGTGATGTTAGTGTAGAGATGTTCCATAACTGGGGAACTTTGGACCAGCAGACCTTGCTCCAAAATTCGGTGGGAAAAATATTTTCTCAGGGGTCGGAGCACTTTAGAACCGTTTTCCAGTTTCAAGGCACTGAGGTTTCGGTCAAACACCTTGAGAAGAAAGAGGTTCGCAAATTCAAGGTCCAGAAAACGCTACTGGGCAACCTGTTCGGCGCTCTGATTAAGATGATCGAAGTTGAATGGTTGCCGATGCACAGAGGCAAAGACGGAAAGTATTACTACACGAAAGGTATGATGAATCATGCCGATCATGTGTACGAATTGAGTTCCCTGGTTGCCACTAGAGAAACGATGGAGTCGAGGATCCACAATGCACTAGACAGAGTACAAGTTACCGGTGCGTTGCCCGAGGATGATCCTTTCGCTAAGGATCTCCACCTGAATAAGACATACATTCCGCAGGTGGCGAAGTTGAAAGCCGACCTTGCAAAATTGAACAAAACTATCGAGAACAAAGAGGCTTACGTTAGCTCGTTTGATGGTGTGGTATGATTCACGGATGGCGAGAGATGGATTTGTGGCCACAGATTTGGGACCAAGATTTCGGCTTCGCGCCTATCGGTGCCCATAAAGTTGAACCGAATATGATTTGGTACTACAACGACTACTGCATCGAAAGAGACGCACTCAACTGGACCGAGAGAGAAAAGCAATTGCTCCACGAGGCGATAATCGCCGCAGCGTTCTCTCGCATCATACAAATCGAACTATTGACGCTGCAACTCAGGGGCAAAGATGTCTGGATTTGGAGAGCAAAGTCCAATCTCTATGAGAGGGAGGGACAGTCCAAGATGTTCAATGAGGAAGATTCTTTGATTAGGAATCTCGCTCGCGTAGCGGAGCATATAATTGTCCATGATTGGAACCGGCCCGCGATTGTAGCGACTGACGGAACATCAAATCTGCATATGTTGCTAGGAAAATTTGACATTGCCTGAATATATGCTATACTATAAGTGTAAGGATCGTAATGATTACAGCGACCGATAATTTTCTTTGGGTTGAGGAGTATCGTCCTCGGACTATTGACGATTGTATCCTCCCCAAGGCTATAAAACGAACGTTCAACGATGTCGTCAAGACTGGCGACATGCCAAATCTTCTGCTCGCCGGTGGTGCTGGTTGCGGTAAGACTACTGTAGCAAAGGCGCTGTGTGCTGAGCTAGAGTTAGATGCACTGTTCATCAACGCATCCGAAGAGTCAGGCATCGACGTGATTCGAACGAAGGTTCGTCAGTTTGCGTCGGCCGTGTCGCTGTCGGGTGGCATCAAGGTCGTGATCCTCGACGAAGCTGACCACCTGAACCCGCAGTCCTCGCAACCCGCGTTGCGTGGTATGATCGAGGAATTCAGTTCCAACTGTCGGTTCATCTTCACCTGCAACTACAAGAACAAAATCATCGCACCGCTTCATTCGCGGTGTGCTGTGGTTGAATTCCAGATCCCGAACGCTGAGAAGCCTGCTCTTGCAACACAGTTGCTTGAGCGTTGCTCGTCCATCTTGGATGAGAAGGGCATCCCGTTCGAGGAGAAGGTTGTCGCACAGCTAATCCATAAACACTTCCCTGACTTCCGACGAATCATCGGTGAGCTACAGCGTTACGGTCGATCAGGTTCGATCGACACTGGTATCCTGTCGAACGTGGGTGAAGTGTCGATCAAGAAACTGGTCGCCGCGTTGAAGGCGCAACAGTTTACCGACATGCGTAAGTGGGTTGCGTCGAACATCGACAACGACCCGGTTGAAGTGTTCAGAAAACTCTATGATTCTGCTTACGATGTCATGAAGAAAGACACGATCCCGCAGCTTGTGCTGATTATCGCTGAGTATCAGTACAAGGCAGCGTTTGTCGCTGACCAGGAGATCAACTTGGTCGCCGCGTTGACCGAGATCATGCTGGAATGTGAATTCAAATGAGCATGTTCTTTCTGGTTATGCCATCGGATAACGATCCCCTACATAATGGACCTACAGGGGCCGATGAGATGGAGATTCCCGCGACAGCTAAAGAGTTGACTACCGCTATCAGAGCGTTGGGTGCTGAGTACAAGATAGAAGATTTCGAGAAAGAATTCAATAGTCTTGCGGGGTCATTCGGTGCGTCCGAGGCTAGTCTCCAGAACGGAGATTTCAACCCTGTTTTCTTGCTTGAGGAAGGTCGCAAGGACGACTTCAAACGATTCATGAAGGCCGTTGAGGATCTAGATCGCAAGTATAAGTTTCAGAACTTCCACGACCAGTGCGTGTACCTGCGTAACGCTTTCGACCGAGAGCGAAAGGGTTATCTTTACGACAACGTGCTGCTCCAGTGTGTGCCCATGGCCTTCTTCTTTCCTCCGGAGGTTGCTGACAACTTCTTCCAAGACTGGCTGGACGGTGTTATAGAGCAGGAAGAATCGGTGCTGTTGGAGTACGAGAATCTTGACGGCAAGATTGTCCGAATTGTGGTCGAACACAAAGAGGATGACGTAACGCAAGACTACGTTGAGTGTCGCCCGATCAATCGTTTAGTAGGTGACATGCCGTACGATGCTTTCCTGGTCAGGAATTTTTGGAACGAGAACAAAGGTTGGATCCCGGTTCCGATCCATCTTATCAAAACCTATGCGGTGAAACACTAATGGCTCGCAACGCAAATAAAAAGAACAAGAACAAGAAACAAAAGTTTCGTGATGCGAAGAAGGCTCGGCAACGTGTCAAGGTGCAAGAGCTAACCCGTATCCCCAAGAAACAAGACCAGCGTTGGTCGATTGATCCGGCGCCATTGGATGCTGAGTTAGCTGAGACTGAACGCGACCCTGACTATGTGGCGTTCTGTATTACCAAGCAATTGGATGCGTGGGATGAGTTTGGTCACTTGTGGTTGCGTATCGCTACCGCATTGCGATTAGGAACGTACACGTTCAAAGGTATAGATCGCACGGGCACGTTGCGATCGTTCGACAAGGACGTTTTTTCTAAGTCGATCGAGGACAACGAATTCGAGCATGAGTTTGGTCTGCGTTATGAAGCTGATAAGTTTCTGTGCTACCTTCTCTATGGCGATCACCCCCGCTTCCGACATTTGTTTGCTTATATTCTGGTGCCGACGATCAAGAATGATCTTGCGGCAGACCTGAGCATGATGGAATACAATCAGTGGATTGCTACCGAACCGACCGCCGACTTGTCAAAGAGACTTATCGAGTTTGACGCGGCAGCAGTTGAGTAATGACAGATATCACCCTTGAATCAATCATAACTGGCCTAACCACCAAAGATGGTTGGGTACATAGGGCAGTTTCCGTGTTGGCGGATCACCCTTCGCTGGGAGTGATCGAACGCCGCAAGTTGCAGGAGTACCGAGACGAGCTACGCGCCTTCGGTAAGATCGACCCGATCGACAACGCCCGAGCATTGTGTATTCCACATGCTCCAGTATTGTTGCAGGTTGCGACCGCACCTATCTACGATTTCAAGGGTAAGTCGTTCGTGCTTACAGGTAAGTTGGAAGGCTTCACCCGTATCCAATTGACCAACAAGTTAGAGGGATTCGGTGCGTCCATCATGGGGTCAGTTTCCAGACGTACCGACGTGGTGATCGTTGGAACGAAGCCGGGTGCGAAGCTGACCGCAGCACACCGTTACGGTACGCCAACGTGGACCGAAAATGAGTTGGTTGAGAACATGAAGATACCGAGCAAGAAATGATCGAATGTAATGATTGCCTGAAATTTTTGGCTGGTCTTGAGGACAACTCAGTTGATTTGGTGTTGACCGACCCGCCGTACTTCGACGTTATCGACGAAGAATGGGATAAGCAATGGGACACGATGGGAGAATATCTCAGGTGGTGCCGTCTGTGGACCCGCGAGTGTGTTAGGGTACTGAAACCAGAGAGATGCATGTACGTTTGGGGCACTACCAAGACGAATGCGTTCCTCAAGTATAAGATGGAGGTTCTCGATCGCATCCCTGGTATGTTTTACCAGAATTGGATCATCTGGTCTTACGATTGGGGTGGTCGCACACAGAGAACGTTCCCGCGAAAGCATGAGGATCTGCTCATGTATTCGAAGGGTAAACAGTTTGTGTTCAATGCTGATGACATTCGCATCCCATATAAGATGGCAAAGAATGTGCGAGCAACAGCACAGAACAATCCTCTCGGTAAGATTCCAACCGACGTGTGGGAGAAGAACAACCACACGACCAGTCATGAGTACTGCGGGTGGCACAAGACGCAGAAACCCATTGTTCTGTTGCAGAGAATCATTAGAGCGAACACCAACCCCGGTGACGTAGTGTTGGACATCTTCTCTGGTAGTGGTTCGACCGCGATCGCCTGCGACCATGAGGGTAGAGACTTTCTAGGTTGCGACCGATCGACTGTGTATGTCGAGCGATCTAAGCAACGTCGAATAGAATTGGCACCGTTGGTACGAACATGAACCTGACCGACTGGCTGAAAGCCATCAATCAAACCAAGCAACCGTTGCTTGACGACCCCGAAGATGCCCGCGATGAAGCGTCGTATCTTCCTTTCGTCGTTAATAGATGTCTGTCATACTTCCCCGACACCATCTTTCAAGCGAACCAGATGAACGGTCATCATGGTATAGATCACAAGTTGCAGTTTGATTATTTGCTGAACGGTGTGAAGAAACGAAAGCGTTTTAGTCCTTGGTTGAAAGTGGAAAAACCAGAGGATTTGGAAGCCGTGAAGGAATTCTACCAGTACTCAAATCGTCGTGCGATTGAAGCACTGGTGTTGCTGACACCGGAACAGATCGAACGTATCAAACATCTATTGGACACTGGAGGTGTTCGTAAGGGACGCTAAAGCCGTAGATCGCTAAATATGGATAACTACCATGTACTATGCATGGGAATGATCCAGCGATTTGAGGTAGTAAAAATGTCCCAAGATGAGAGACGAGTCACGCTTATTGGCGTGGAAGATTTGATCGAGATCCTGCTGCGGCAGCCGGACGACTTTCTGAAAGTCCGTGAAACCCTGACACGAATTGGAGTTTCTTCCCGAACAGAGAAGAAGTTGTACCAGTCTTGCCATATTCTGCATAAGAGAGGCAAGTACTACATCGTTCACTTCAAAGAGTTGTTCGCACTCGACGGAATGCCGACCAACTTTTCTTCGAACGACGTAGCCCGAAGAAACACGATCGCAAACTTGCTCGCCGAGTGGGAGTTGCTTGACCTAGCTGAGCCGGACCGAACACAGGAACCGGTAGCACCCATCAGTCAGATCAAGATTCTTGCCTATGGTGAAAAAAGTGAGTGGCAGTTGCAACCAAAGTATAACATTGGTAAGCGGCGCTACTAAATAATTGAGAGGTTTTTGTTATGAGCCACAGGGCAATCCTGAAATTCTATAAACTGTATCCCGATGTTCCAGACCCGCGTTTCGGAACCAAACAGTCCGCGTGTTTTGATCTTCACGCACACTTCACAACTAAAGAGGTTCGCGTTTACGACGCCAACAACGATCTCGTTCCAGTAACTCCGGTTCCCGGTGTGACTTCGGATGGTCGTCGTGGTGTTCATATTCATCCCGGGGCCCGCGTATTGGTTCCCACGGGAATTGTTTTTGATACCCCCGAAGGATATTCGGTGCGATTGTTTTCGCGTTCAAGCATGGGAGTCCGAAGAGGATTGCCGATCGTGAATGGTGTTGGTGTGTTTGATTCCGACTACTTCGGCGAAGCGGTTGTTTCACTACATAACATAACGAATGAAACTCTTATCGTAGGTCACGGCGAGAGGATTGCTCAGGCAGAATTGGTTGAGTTACCCAAGTATGATTTGATTGAAACCGATGTCGAACCAGCACAGACCACCGATCGTGTTGGGGGCTTCGGTTCTACCGGTGTATGATTTTATAATTGAAGGAGGCAAGAAAGATGGCAAAGTTTGATCGAGTGATGTCTACAGGCAAAGAGCATCAGAAATTTGATTCGGGAAGTCGTCGTGATTCAGCAGAAGGCAAGGGCCGTCCAGATTTGCTGCCGGTTCACGCATTGATTCGCATTGCGAAAGTGTGTGATCCCTTCGTGGTTCCGATTCATGGCATCATTCGGTTGTCTGTTCACTACGAAAACGGTGCTGTCAAGTACGGCGATCGAAACTGGGAACTAGGTCAACCGATCTCTCGTTACTTCCAATCTTCGTTTCGTCACCTACAGAAGTGGGTCGGTGGTGCGAGAGAGGAAGATCATCTTGCCGCAGTTGTGTGGAATGCCTGTGCGATCATGGATCATGAAGAACGAATCGAACGTGACCTGCTCGACCCCAAGTGGGACGATATGCCCCGTGACCCGGCAACGGGTTTGTATGTCACCGCGTTCAAGTCGAGCGACATTGAAGCTGCTCCTTGGAACCCTGACATACGAAAAATCTCTGACCATGCTTACACAGCCTTCGACCATATGCTCTGGTGGGTTGGTGGCGACCGAAGCATTGACCACATGGCGATCATTGCCCGTGCTGGTATGAGTATGATTGATCTAGAGGAGCGGGTCGAACGGGGCCTCATTGGTGACGTAGCAGTAGATATGAACGATTTGAAAATCTTTTTGCCGGGTGAGTTTATCGAAGCTGACCGCAAGCGTAAAGAGGCAGAAACGAAAGAACCAATTCTGCTTGTTGAAAAAACTACATCCGAACCAGTAAGCGAACCGACGAAGCCGAGTGTTACGTTGCGTCGTAGTCCTGATCCTGAGGATATGAAAAGACATGCTACCGACATACATGATGCGCCATTACGTTCGAACGTTGCTGCTCTCGGCTCTCGCGTCACTGAAACCGAAGCGTAAGCTAACCTGGAAACGGGTAATCCGACAGTTGATTTGGATGACTGTGCTAATCGTTTTGCTAACGGCAGCAATGCTGTTCCAGTATGAGCGTGGCCGCATTGACGAGCGACAGCTTTGGGAACCTAGATGGCAGATGGAACGTGACGTATACCGCACGATGCCCTTTCGTAATGATGATTAGACGAATCAATTTTTATGGTGCAAAATGCCGGATCAAGATGACATTGTGATGGGATTGGTGCGGGACGATTTGTATGAACGATTCGGTCCTGATTGGTCTATCGAAGTGATCGACCATCCAAAGCCAGGTAAAGCCGCCTCGGGAACCATCGTTCAGATTCGTATTCGACACGGTGAAGAAGGTGACGGTATCGCTGCGAACGCTAACTTACTCAAGCCCCATCTGAAATTGATGGTCGAAGGTAAGTGCATTCAAGAACAAATCTATGAAGCGATTGCCGGTGATGACCAACCGCATCTATATCTTAATGAGCAAGGCGAGAACACTTGCCAGCACGTCTACGAAAATGTCATGGGAAACCTTGACCATTACGCTTGGACAGAGCAGAACAATCTAGAATGAGTGAATTTTATACTAACGTCCGCACGTCCGGGAACAAGATTCTGTACCGGGCGATTCGAGACGGCAAGCCGGTGTTCGAGCAAATCGAGTATCAGCCGCGGCTGTTCGTGCCTACTCAGAACGAGAGCGTTTGGCACACGTTGCAGGGTGAGTGTGTTGAACCCATCGAGCCGGGTTCGATCAGAGATTGCAAGGAATTCTTGAAGCAATATGAGGGCGTCGAGGCGTTCAAAATCTACGGCAACAACGACTGGTCAACGCAGTACATTGCGAACAACACTGATGCTGAGATTCAATACGATCTCTCCCAGATGACCACCATATGCCTTGATATTGAAACTGAATGCGAGACAGCATTCTCAGAAGCCGAAGCTGCAACAGAGAGAATCAATGCCATCACGGTGCGGGTGAAGAATGAGCGATGGGTATTTGGGTTAGGTCAATTCTCTGAACCCTTTACCGATGTTGATAGCTCACTGAAAACTAACTGTCATTGTTACGACGATGAAGCTGAGATGCTGCAAGACTTCGTTGAGTTGTGGGTTCGCTTGAAGCCAGACATTATCACCGGGTGGAACGTTAGGTTCTATGACATTCCATACTTGGTGAACCGCATCGAACAGATTCTTGGTGAACGACAGATGAAGCGTCTGTCTCCATGGAAACAGGTTCGTACTAAGACGATCAACAAGTGGGGTAAAGACTACACCGTGTATGAACTACTCGGTACTTCAACGCTAGACTTCTATGAGTTGTTCAAGAAATACACCTATGAGAATCAAGAGTCGTGGGCCTTAGGCCACATAGCGTGGAAGGTTCTCGGCGAGAAGAAGTTGTCATACGCTGAGTATGATGGCATCGCATCGTTCTACCGAGAAAACTTCCAGAAGTTTATCGAGTACAATATCCATGACGTTGATCTGGTCTACCGCATGGACGAGAAGCTGCGACTGATCGAGTTGCATGTATCGCTGGCGTATCTGGCAAAGATCAACTTCGAGGAAGCGTTCTCTCAGGTACGAACCTGGGACGCACTGATCTACAACCATCTGCGTGACCGTAAGATTGTCATACCGCAGAAAGAGTCCCGAAGCAAGACCGAACAGTACTCAGGTGCTTACGTCAAGGAACCGATCACAGGGATGCATGATTGGGTGGTGTCGTTCGACTTGAATTCTTTGTACCCGCATCTGATTATGCAGTACAATATCTCCCCCGAAACTATCGTGGAGGAGGACGATGTTCCCGAGGACTTGATTGGGTTGTATGGCAAGCCGTTGGTCGATCAGTTGTTGACCGAGAGCATCGACACACAACAAGTGAAAGATCACAACTTGTGCTTGGCAGCGAACGGTCAATTTTTTGTGCAAGATCGTAGAGGATTCCTCCCGATTCTTATGGAGAAAATGTATAACGACCGCAAGATGTCGAAGGCGATCATGCTAAACGCTCGACAGAAGATCGAGAAACTGAAAGAGCGTCAAGAGCAAGGTGAAGATACCGAAGTCGAGATTAAAGACCTAAGCAACCTGGCCACACGTTCTTCCACCAGAGAGCAGGGGTTGAAGATTTGTCTCAACAGTGCCTATGGTGCGTTGGGCAACCAATACTTTAGGTTCTTCGACATTCGACAGGCCGAGGCGATCACGTTGGGTGGTCAGCTTTCGATCAGGTGGATCGAGAATGCTTTGAACAAGTTCCTCAACGAGACATTAGAAACTGAGGACTACGAATACATCGTTGCCTCCGATACCGACTCTGTGTATATCAGACTGTCGAAGCTGGTTGAGCAGGTATGCAAGGGTAAAGACACCGATGCAATCGTGCGATTCCTTGACAAGTCCTGCGACCAGATCCTGGCGCCGTTCATCGACAAGAAATACAAGGCCTTGGCAGAGTATGTGAACGCATACGAGCAGAAGATGGTCATGGGTCGTGAAGTGATCGCAGATCGTGGTGTTTGGACTGCTAAGAAACGGTACATCTTGAACGTGCATAACTCTGAGGGTGTGCAATATGCAGAACCCAAGCTGAAAATCATGGGTATCGAGACGACTAGATCCTCGACACCACAGGTGGTACGCGACGAGTTGAAGAATGCTATCAGAATTGTCATGCAGGGAACCAACGACGAGTTGATCGAGTTTGTCGAAGGGTTCAAAGAGACGTTCATGGGTCTTGAGCCTGAGCTAGTGGCGTTTCCGCGAGGCGTGAACAACCTAGCCAAATACCACGACCCGCTTCGCATCTACAAGAAAAGCTGTCCGATCGCGGTCAAGGGTGCGTTGATCTTTAACAAGATGTTGAAGCGGCACAAGTTGACGAGAGAGTACAGAGAGATCGTTGAGGGCGACAAGATCAAGTTTGTTTTCCTGATGGTGCCGAACACCATGGGAGATCGAGTGGTGTCATTCCCGAACTCTTTGCCCAAGGAGTTTGACATTCACGGTCATGTGGACTACGAGCAGCACTTCCGGAAGTCCTTCCTAGACCCGCTACAGCACATCTTGGACAGTGTGGGTTGGAGTGCGGTAAGACTGGCAACCCTTGAGGATTATTTCGTCTAGGACATCACTTTCTCTGAGGTTTCCCTTGACTTTAGGGTAGAATAGAGTATACTTTAGTATGAGGCGTGAGGCGTCTCACCAACAAACTAATTCCGAACTTCACATCGTTTGTGGGGGTTTGCAAACTTTCACTTTTCCCGAAAGGCATTTTATAATGCGAAATCTTTTTGTTATGGCTGTGGCCGCAAGCATGTGTGTGCTTGGTGGTTGCACCGGTGTCCAGTCGGTTGGATCGCTTGCGATTCCTGAGTCTGGTTTCGCCGTCTATGACATCCGTGGCGAACACGGCTTCAGTCCAAGTTGGTCTGCTGGTGTCATTGTGAATGCCGCGGGCGAGGCAGTCATTGTCGCTCCTGGTACTGAGGGT